CCTCCTAGCAAATTCCCTGCGATGGGAGAGGACACCACCGCAGGGAACCTATCTCTTTAGCCTGCCGTCAACTGCTGTTAGCTAAAGAAATGCTGGATACCGTACAGGCCACCGTTGCCAGAGGCATTCAATCGCTTGTTAACGATAAACATCGCGGACAGTCGAGACGCACCGTCCAGTGTAGAGTTCGGGACATACAGGCCACGCGGATCACCAGTAGTGGCTGTCGCGGGATCAGTAAGGTCCGGTGTAGTCAGCGTACCCAGGGTGCTCACACGCACATCGGCAAACTGTTCAGTGAGAACATTGTCGAAGCGGTACGGCAGGCCCAGGCGCGAAGTAGTGCCCACACTCAGGGTAGTAGCAGCAGTAACAGTCCAAGAGACACTATCAACGTACTTGAAAGCCTTCTTGGTGTTAACCGCAGTAGTACCATTGAGCGTAACAGTTTCCTTCATCGGTTGGCCAAGGTAGTCCTTACCGACGATAGTCACAGTACCAGTAGAGGCACCAGACGCAACGCAAGCAAGAGAACGACCAAAGCCAGGGCCGTAAGGGAATTCACCGTCACCACTAGAAGCGTCAACGGTATCCGTAACCAGCGCATTAGCTCCGCCAAGTGTAGCAGTCCCCGCTGTAGCCATAGACTGCGCATTAAGAATGGCAGTGGTAGAGGCAGCAGCGAGCGGACCAAACTCTACATTGAGCGGACCACCATCAATGACATCGACCGCATACGCAAGCGCAGGGACGTAGCCATTGATACGGCGCGGACGGTACTTAGGTGTCCGAGCAGTCATTGTTTACTTTCCTTTATTCCGAGAACCACGAGAGATAATCACTCCCTCGTCGTCAGTTTCATGATCTTCACTATCGTCAGCAGACGTGTCACCAAACTCGTACAGATCGCCACCCATGTCCACAACATCGCCAGTATTCATATCAACGAGACGCGGCTTAATGTGGTATCCGAGACGAACGAGGTTTTCCTTGTCAACCCGGATACTGTGACCTTGGGGGAAATAGACCATGAACATGTCAACTTCACGTTCACGTTCTTCTTGCTGTAGGGAATTAGTTTCCTTATCCATATAGCAGTGAGTGTACTTTTGCACGACCTTCTTAGGCCCAACTGTGCGATACTTGGCACGAAGCTTGAGACGTTCCGTAGCAGCCATTGTCTTGTCCTCTCTAAGACATTGTTACTAGTTGTTAACGACAGCGTGAGTACGGTAGGCACGCCACATGCAGTATTGACCCTGCCACACGACACGCGAACCAGACGCATCCATTTCCCAAGGCGCGGTAAGTTCCTTCACCTTCATGTTAACATGCTTGAGGATGTGGAGACGCAGGTACTTCGAGTTGATGAAATAAGCCTTATTCACCGGGCAGTCTTCATCATACATCATAGGGATGTTTTGGTGCGACAGGCCGGCGAAGCCCAAGTCCATCATCTTCGAGCCGTTGCCAGTACCGTCCAAGTTAATCACAACCTTGTCACGCACCGCAGCACGATACGTACGGTACAGGTTACGACCACACAGGATGATGTCAGGCTTTTCACCAGCAAGCGTCAGGTCCATGAGCACATCGTCCCAAGCTTCTTCGATGTTACCCGAGTTCAGGCCACCGGCAAAAGCGTAAGACGAAGTACGCCACTGACTTTCTGCAGCACGGTTAATGCCACCCAGAGTACCTGTAGTCGGATCATCAGGAATGAGCGATGCAAGGCCGATAGGATCAGTACCACCACCCGCAGAGTACAGGTACTCGGTGAACTTTTCCTTGATGCTTTCTTCCAGCACCTGAATTTTAGCTTTCAAGAGCTTGAAGATCATAGCTTCGCCTTGGTTCTCGTCTTCTTCCTGGTCGGAGATGATCGCAGTACCAGCGAAACGCGACCAGCCGTAGCTCACTGTGGTGAACTCGTTGGTTTGCGCAACAGACAGTTGGTCGTAATATTCGTACGTGCCAACGTTCGGGTTACGACCCACAGTAAGCGGGTTGGTGATGTTATAGCCGCCGTCTTCAAACTCAACGCGACCCGTAGCAAACGCCCACGCCTGGAAAGCGTTAGAGCGAATAGAAGCCATGATCAGCTTCTTACGAGACTTGTTCAGAGAAGCAGCGAGCACTGTAGAGAGAGTGGTCATTGCTGTTTCCTAAAATGAAGCTATGCCTACTGGCGATAGCCGGTTTCTTTCATCGCAGACCGAACGATACTATCAATCGAGTCGTCATCGCCAGCCGTAGAATTCTTCAACACGTCACCGACAGGAACATGAGCAGAGGCTTGACCGTTCCCATTAGGCATGGGCTTTGGGTTGCCTTGTTGTTGCTGTTGTTGGCGGGCTTGATATTGCGGACCAAGCGGTTGTGACCAGTCGTAACCGTTATTCACAACTTGCTTCCGCAACTCCCAATACACCTCGTCGAGAGACATATTAGGGTTCTTCTGCACCAGACCGATGATCACATCTTGGTGCAACAAAGCATCGGGGTGTGCTGTAGCAAACGCCCTAGCTTCGTCCTCAGCTTGCTTTACCGGATCAGGTTGCTGCTGTTGCTGCTGCTGATTGCCGGGAAGCCGCTGGTCTAGCATCGCGCCGAGGGCCTTCTTATCAAGGCCGTTCACGACACCATTCAAG